TGGTGGTGTAACTTTAACAAATCAAACAGTTGCTACATCAGGAACTACTGCATATTTTGATGCTGATGACCCAACATGGACAAGTGCTAGTTTTACTGCTAGAGGTGCATTAATCTATAATAGTACCAATTCAGATAAGGCCATAGCAATTTTAAATTTTGGCGGTGATTTTACTGTTTCTTCTGGTACATTTAGAATAGTGTTTCCAGCGGCAGGAGCAAATGCTATAGTTACAATAGCTTAGGAGGTATAAATGGCTAGTACCTATGTTAATGATTTAAGATTAAACGAACTTGGCACTGGCGATGCTAGTGGTACTTGGGGAACTATAACAAACCTCAATTTAGAATTGATAGGTGAGGGATTAAGTTATGCCACCCAAGATTGTTTCACAACAGATGCAGATGCCACAACAACAGTAGCAGATGGTGCTTCAGACCCTGCTAGGGCGATGTATTTCAAGGTTACATCTTCTGCAACATTAACTGCAACAAGAACATTAACAATCGCACCAAATACTGTTTCAAGGCTACAGTTTATAGAAAATGCGACAACAGGTTCACAAAGCATCAATATATCTCAAGGTTCTGGTGGAAACGTAACTATTCCTACTGGAGCTACAAAAGCAGTTTATCTTGATGGAGGTGGAGCTACCGCAGCGGTAACAGATGCTTTTGCTGATTTAAATGTTAGAGCATTAGACGCCACAACCTTACAAATAGGTGGCACATCTATTACTGCTACTGCTACAGAGCTAAACTACAATGACATTTCTACATTAGGTCAAGTACAAGCATCAAAGACAGTGACTGCTGACAGTAGTAGCCAAGTTAACTTTCTTGATAATGCCAAAATACGTCTAGGTACTGGAAACGATTTACAGTTATTTCACGATGGCTCAAACAGTTACATAACAGAAACTGGAACTGGCGATTTAAGACTTAGAGCTACAAACTTAGTTATTCAGTCAGCAACAGAAGAATCATTAGCTAATTTTACAGCCGATGGTGCAGTAACACTCTACTATGACAACTCAGCTAAAATAGCCACCAAATCAGATGGTGTTGATATTACTGGAGAGTTACAGTGTGATACTCTTGATGTTGATGGCAATGCTGATATTAGTGGTACACTCACAATGGGTGGAAACATAAACCTACAAGATAATGATTTTCTGTATTTAGGCACTGGTCAAGACCTTATTTTATATCACGATGGCAATAATAGTTATGTCGCAGACAATGGAACTGGCAATTTATTTATTCGTGGTACTAATTTAGTATTGGAAGATTCTGCTGGTAACGATTATATAGTATGTACAGATAATGGTACTGGTGGAACAGTAGAGCTTAAACATAATTCAAGCACTAAATTAACCACAACTACAGATGGTGTCTCTGTAACAGGTTCTTTGTATGCTAGTTCTAACATAGGTTTAGATAGTAATGACCATATAGCTTTTGCAAACAATTCCTATATGAATGTTTGGATAAATGGAAACAACGAATTTAGATTTGAAGCAGATGGTGACTTCCATGCAGATGCTGATGTAATTGCTTTCTCAACAACTGTATCAGACGAAAGACTGAAGACAGACATTGAGAAGATAGAAAATGCTACAGACAAAGTAAGTCAGCTAAATGGTTACACATTCACATACAAAGCAGATGGTAAGAAATCAGCAGGTGTTATTGCACAAGAAGTAGAAAAGGTTCTACCAAGTGCAGTAAGTGAGAAAGAGTTGCCATTAAAGACAGATGATGGTGTGGCATATAAAACTGTACAGTACGACCAAATCATAGGTCTTTTAATTGAATCAATCAAAGAACTTAAGCAAGAAATAAATGATTTAAAAGGAGTATAGTAAATGGCTCTTCCTAATTCTGGTCCTCTCAGTTTAAGCGATATACAAGGTGAATTTGGTGGCTCTAACCCAATCGCATTATCAGAATATCGTGGGAAAGGAAACGCTCCTAACACAGGGCAAATTGAATTAGCTGCAGATTTTTATGGAACTGCAGATGCTGCTTATGTATTTGCAAATGGTGGCACAGTTAACACTTCTGGAAACTTCAGAATACATAGATTTAATTCATCTTCAAACTTTACCGTTAATGATGCAGGAAATGCTGGAGGCTCTAATACCGTTGAGTACCTTGTTGTCGCAGGTGGCGGAGGCGGAGGAGGTCAAATCGCTGGAGGAGGCGGAGGTGGAGGTATGCGAACAGGCAACCTTACTGTTAATGCCACAAACTATAGTATCACAGTTGGTGGAGGTGGAGCATACGGCTCAGGTGGTTCCGTAAACGGTGTCAATGGTAGTCAAGGTGGAAATAGTACATTTTCTAATATAACCTCAACAGGTGGTGGTTGGGGAAAAGGTTTCTTGCAAGGAGCTCCTTCAGCATCTGAAGGCTCTGGAGGTTCTGGAGGAGGAGCAGGTGCAGGTGGTGCTAATACCGCAGCAAATGGTGGAGCAGGTATTTCTGGGCAAGGTAATCCCGGGGGTTATGTTGTAAGTAGAAGTAATAACTATGGTGCTGTAGGGTCAGCACCCGGAGGAGGTAAAGGTTCACAACCACCTAATACAAATGGAAATAGTGGAGGGGTTACTGCAGGTTCAGGTGGTTCATCTAGTATTTTAGGCACATCTTATACTTTCGCTGGAGGTGGTGGAGGTGGAGCCGCAGGAGGTGCTAGTGGAGGCCCCGGTGGTACAGGCGGAGGCGCTGGTGGAGCTGCTCAAAATGGCCCTCAAGGTAGTGGAGGCTCTGGTGGTCTAAATAATGGTTCTGCTGGAAGTGGCAATATTGGTGGTACTGGAGGCACTAATACTGGAGGCGGAGGAGGCGGAGGCGGTTCCGACCCAAGTCCTAGAGGTGGAAATGGTGGCTCAGGTATAGTTGTACTTAAATATCAATATCAGGCATAAAAGATGGCTCATTTTGCAAAAATAGAAAACGGTATTGTAACAGATGTAATAGTTGCAGAACAGGATTTCATTGATACATTACCAGATAATGAAACATGGATACAAACATCTTATAATACAGTAGGTGGAGTTCATGTTGACCCAGAGACAGGAGAACCAGATGGAGGTGTAGCTTTACGAGGTAACTACGCAGGCATTGGTCACATATATGATAGTGAAAATGACGTATTTTATAGACAACAACCTTATCCAAGTTGGACTTTAGATGAAACAACATGGACATGGCAAAGCCCAATAGGCAATTTCCCTGATGATGGTAACGTATATGAGTGGAGTGAAGAAGCATACAACGAAGATAATACTACTGGTTGGATTATTGTGCATGGCAATCACTAATATAAAACAGTATAATCGAGTCTATACAAAAAATGAAGACTTTATTCAAACGTGGCATATTCCAGAGGGTCTATGTGATGCAATCTTAGAATATTTTGATAGAAACAAAGAGCATCATTCGCCGGGTGCTACAATCTATGTTGGGGTAGGTGGAACTGTTGATAAAAACGTTAAAGAGTCTTTTGATATATCTATAAATCCACAATTTATGGAACAACCTTTTTTAGATTATCGCATTGAATTACAAAAATGCTTAGATGATTATGCAATAACTTACCCTCATATAAATGACCTTAACAGGTTTGATATTACTGAAAATTATAATATACAACGTTACCCTATAGGCGGTGGATTTAAAGTAGAACATTCTGAAAAAGATGGAGGTTTAAATATAACTGCTAAAAGAAATTTGGTTTTTATGACATATTTAAATGACGTAGAAGATGGAGGTACAAAATTTGTGTACCAAAATAGAATTGTAAAGGCACAAAAAGGAAAAACAGTTATTTTTCCTGCAGATTGGACACATACTCATGTTGGTCAAATATCGCAAACAAGCGAAAAAACCATAGTTACTGGTTGGTATAGTTATTTATGGTAGGGTATTAATATTGTGGACGGATTTACAATATCTAATAATGCTAATAGTGAATATTGGTTTTTTGAACAAGAAATAGATGAAAAAACCTGTAATGAAATAATAAAGTTGGCAAATGATTGGCAACCAGCAGAGGTAATTGCAAATTTAAATCAAAAAGGGATAACTTCTAAAAACCAAAGAATAACAGATATTGCTTGGTGTGACGAACAATGGGTCTACGAGTTAGTTTGGCATTATTTACACACAGCCAACAAAAATTCAAATTGGAATTTTAAAATTGATTCATGTGAGACTATGCAAATAGGAAAATATAGTAAAGATGGACATTTTAAATTTCATAAAGATGGAAATGGATTTACTAGATTTGATAATGGCAATCCACACACACATGGCAAAACAAGAAAATTATCTATGTCAATAATACTTAATGATGATTTTGAAGGTGGCGAATTTGATTTTTTTGATAGTGATACAATTAGTACCAAGAGAGGAACTGTAATTGTGTTTCCATCTTATATTATGCATAGAGTTAAACCAGTTACTAAAGGCACAAGATATTCTTTGGTCACTTGGTTTTGTGGCGAACCTTTTAAATAATATTATATAAAATGAAATCAAAAAAATTACAAACAAACAGTAAATATAATGAATATGATACAGATGGTGATGGTATTGTATCAGACGAAGAATTAGCTCATGTTACAGAAATAAAAAAATTAGAACATGATTTGCGAAAGCAAAGAGCACAAAGAAGAATGGCTACAGCCAGTTTGATTGCTATGGGTGGTTTTACTTTGGCAATGTTTTTTGTTGATATTGATAGAGTTAAGGCTTTATCGGATATTTCAAATTTATTTTATATCAGCGGTGCTGGTATTGTGGGTGCATATATGGGTGCATCTGCTTTTATGAATAAAAAATAATGTTTAAGGCATTTGTTACGATTTGTATAATATCAATGCCTCAAAATTGCCAGATACTTGAAGACACAAGGGGACCCTACGAAACAAACGAAGAATGTAAACAAAGAGCATTAGAAATAAGTAGACAGGTTTATAAATATTACCCAGCATGGAAACCTGTCAAATATTCTTGCAAAGAATTACCTATAGGGAGGTTGCAATGGAAAATATGGTTTTAGATGCTTGGAATGATTTAAGTTATATTGAGGGAGTTTTATTTACTTTTTGGTTATTTATACTGTATTATGGTAAGGTATGGATAGACAATAAGTTTGATAGAAAAAAATGTCCAAGATGTGGAAGTTAGTGGGGTTATATGTTACAGGCACTTATAGGACCAGTCACAGGTTTATTAGATAAATTTATACCAGATGCCGACCAAAAGGCCAAACTCGCCCACGAGATAGCCACTATGTCTGAAAAACACGCCCAAGAGGCTTTGCTTGCTCAGTTAGAAATTAATAAAGCTGAAGCACAATCTGGTTCTTTATTCAAAGGTGGTTGGCGACCTGCAGTTGGTTGGGTATGTGCGATTGCTTTTGCATATCATTTTATCATAAAAGATTTAATTATATTTGGTGCCACTTTTGCAGGTGCAGAACTACCAGAATTGCCAGAATTTGATATGGGCACACTTTTAACTGTTCTCGGTGGTATGCTTGGAATTGGTGGACTTAGGACATATGAAAAGCAAAAGGGATTAACCAAATGAGTAAAAATAAATTTTGTTATAGTTGCAAAACAAATATGCAGAAACAAATTCTTGTTAAAGAAGATGTTATACAAACAATAAGATATATATGCCCTACTTGTCAGTTACAAGAAGAAGATGAAACTGATTTGAGTGGCTCTAAATATTCAGCATGGTCGGCATTAGATGTTTTAAAAGAGGTTTAGATGGATATTGAACAACTAAAAACAGAGTTAATTGAAGACGAAGGTGTGAAATACGAAGTATATTTAGACCATCTTGGCTATAAAACTTTTGGTATTGGGCATTTATGTAGGGCTACAGACCCAGAAAACGATTATGAGGTAGGTACAGAGGTTAGCGAAGAAAGGGTTAATGAGGCTTTCTTAAAAGACGTTGAAAAGGTACTTGAAGATTGCACCATTCTTTATGATGAGTTTTATACTTTACCAGATGAGGCACAATTAATAATTGCCAATATGATGTTCAATCTTGGGCGACCTCGTTTATCTAAATTTATTCGTATGAAAGAAAATGTAATAAACCATGATTGGAAAGGTGCAGAAAACGAGATGCGAAACTCGAAGTGGTATCGTCAGGTTCCCAATAGGGCAGAAAGATTATGTACTAGAATGGGGAATATAACAGTTTGAGTTACAGACTTTTAAAATTAAATGCAGGTATTGTAAAAGATATTACCGAATATTCAGCAGGTAAAAATGGACCATTCTATGTTGATAGTAATTTAATTAGATTTAGAAATGGTTACCCTACAAAAATTGGTGGTTGGGAACAAGAGGTATATTATAATAATGTAAATACAGAAGATGAAATATTAGCACAAGGCAAACCTAAAAATGCAATATTTTGGCGAGCAGATACAGATGGTATAGATAGAATTGCGCTTGGCACACATAACCATTTATATATTATAAATAGTGGAGTTCTATATGATATTACACCTTTAAGAAAGACATCATTAAATCTTTCTAACCCATTGACAACAACCAATAATTCTACAACGATTACAGTCGCAGATACAGCACACGGTGCTAAAGACGGAGATTTTATAGTTATAGAACAAGCGACTGCAGTTGGTGGTATTGATGCCGATACATTAAACAGAATTGAGGGATATTCTATTACAGTCGTAGATGCTGATAGTTACACAATAGAATCACCAACACAGGCAACAAGTTCTGCAACTGGAGGTGGAACAGGTTTAGATGTAAAATATCTAATTGGTCGTGATGATAAAATGAATGTTCAAAGTGCAGATACTGCGACTGGTTGGGGTGTTGGTACTTGGGGCGAAGATACTTGGGGAACAGCAAGAGATATTACAAGTGATACAGTTGCACTAGAAGCAACACAATGGTCTTTGCAGTTATGGGGCGAGGATTTATTGGCGAATAATAGAAATGGTCAAATATATTATTGGGATTTATCAGGTGGTGAATCAGCAAGGGCAGTATTAGCATCAAGTATATCAGGTGCTACAGATGTACCTACAAAAAATAGAACAATAGCAATATCGTTTCCAGATAGGCATTTAATCGTTGGAGGAACGACGTCTGTTGGTACAACAGACTTAGACCCAATGTTGATTAGATTTTCAGACCAAGAAGACTTTACTAAATTCACACCAACTGCAACAAATACTGCAGGAGACCAGAGACTTGAGGTTGGTAATAAGATTGTATCTATTATACCAACAAAAGATGAAACATTTATAAATACTGATGAGGCAGTATATGGAATGACATTTGTTGGGCCACCATTTACATTTGCATTTAGATTGTTGGCAACAAATTGTGGAGCAGTGGCATTAAATGGCTCAATTAGTATTGATGGTAATGTTTATTGGATAGGTAAAAGTAATTTCTTTGTTTATAATGGAGCAGTGCAAGAATTACCGTGTACTGTTAAATTCTTTGTTTTTAATAGAATACAAACACAATACATTGATAAGACATATGTAGGACAGAATAAAAAATTTAATGAAATTACTTGGTTTTATGTAAGTGAAGATAATACAGCAGGTACAGATAACCCAGAGCCAGATAGTTATGTGACATATAATTATGCAGAGAATGTATGGTCTGTTGGTACATTAGATAGAAATGTTTGGCTTGATGCACAAGGTTTTAGAAATGTACCTTTTGCATTTGACGCCGATGGTAAACTTTATGACCATGAGAGCGGAACAAGTGCAAATGGTGATGCCATGAATTGTTTTATAGAAAGTTCAGACCTTGAAATTGACGAAACTGGTAATAGAACCTACCTAATAGATAGAATTGTACCAGATGCAACATTAACAAGTGATACAAATTTATTTCTAGAATTTAAATGTCGTAAATTTCCAAATGGTTCTGAAATCACAAAAGGACCATTTACAATTACACAGTCAACAGAAAAGGTAAGCACAAGAGCCAAAGGAAGACAAATAGCAGTTAAATATTCTAGTACAGGTACAAATGATGAATGGTCATTAGGTGATTTTAGAATAAATGCAACAGAGGATTCAATGAGATGATTAGATTACCTCAACCACCAAGTGTATATAGATTAAATGCCCTAGATTCAGCAAAGGTTATGTTTGACTTTACAAGAAATCTTGTATCTGCATTAGAAATACAACAAACACAAACAAACAGAACAACGCAGGCACAAACCCAAGAAACAGAAAATCAAGCAACGGCAAAGGGATTTTTCTTTGGCTAATAATTTTAAAAATGCAAAAGCAGATTTAACATCAACAGATAATACCACTGTTTATACTTGCCCAACTGCAACACAAACAGTCGTCAAAAGTATACTAGTTAGTAATGATAGTGGAAGTTCAGATACATTAGATATCACACTTACTGCAGGTTCAGATGTGTTCAGTCTTTTTAAAGCAAAATCCGTTGCTTCTAATACAACAGTTGAATTATTAGAACAACCACTTATAATGCAAGAAAGTGAAATATTAAAGGCACAGGCTACAACTGCAGATAGATTACATATAATTGTTAGCTTTTTGGAGGTAAATTAATGGCAGAAGAACCACTATATGGTGCATTTGGCGATATACTCACATTAGATGATACCGAAAAGGAAGATACAGGTGTAGATGATTTTACATACGGTGTTTATCAATTAGCGACACAAAAACCAGATGTTTCACAACAAGATTTGCAAAAAACCTATGGTACAGGTGCCATGCCTATTTTTGAATGGGTTAAAACGATACAAACAGGCACAAGAAAATACGACCCAACTAACCCAGATGACAGAGCCAAACTTGATGAATTTAAAAGATTAGGCACACCTCCGGGTTTTATGACACCAGAAGAAATTGAAAAACAGATGATTGCGGATACGGCAATTGGTATTACAAGTACCATTGGAGCAGGTGCAGGTGAGGCATTGGCTACTGGACAACCAGTATTTGAAGGTATCAAATCTGCATTTGGTGTAGGTAACTTAACTAGCGACTTATTGAAAGATGTTGGTGCGGATAGGATAGGGAAAACGGCAAGGTCTAAGTTGTTAACAAAAGACCTTATTTATAATGAAGCATTGGCAAATGAAGATATTGCTAAAGCAACAGATAATATAGATTTGTTTAATAAGATACCTTCAACAAGTAGAGTCGACATATCTGGAAAAGGCGAAGAGCCAATTTATGCTTACACATCAGATGGCGATATGATAAAAGGAGTTGATAAAAAGTCACAAGTCAACATTGAAGGCAATTTTCAAAACTACAAAGGCAGTACTTTACCAGAAAAAGCAGGTTATTGGGATAGAGTTAAGGCAGATGCAACGTCAACATCAACATTAGGAGCAAGTGGTGGTGCAGGTGTGGCAACATTTTTCACAGATTTGTTATTAACAAAAGGTAAAGACCCAGTGAAATCAGCCAAAAAAGGTGGAGGAGCAGCTGTTGGTACATATGTTGGTTCCGTTCTTGGTGGTCCAATAGGAGGTGCTATAGGTGCTACTGTTGGTGCATCTTTAGGTGGTCGTGTGATATGTAATGAGTTAAGAAGACATGGCTTGATGACATCAGAAGATATTTTAATTGATTATTATTTTACACAAAAACATTTAACACCAACTCATGTTAATGGTTACCACATATGGGCAGTATCAGTCGTTCGTAAAATGAGACAAGGTAAATCAGTTAAATTATGGCACCATATTGCAAAACATAGACTAAATGAAGTTAAATACATTCTTGGTAAAAGAGATAAACCAGATTATTTAGGTAAAGTTTATAGATACATTGGCGAATCAATTTGTTTTATACTTGGTAAATTTTGTAAGACAACTGATTGGTCTGTCTTATATAACAAAAAGGAGATTTAAATGGCATTAGAAGATGTAGGCATTGAGCCACCAAACCAAGAAACAAGAGAAATGATATTTAATCCATCAGAAGAAATGCAAACTGTATTGATGATGCGATTGGCAGAAATGAGTGAAGAAGAACTTAATGCTTTAGATGAAGCTATATCACCTAAGGCTATGAAAGTATTGATGAAATTTCTGCCAGAACTCGGAATGTTGATTGAAAAAATTGGTGATATGAAACAAGGCGAAGAGCCAACAATGGAAGAACCAAAACAAGAAATGCCACCAGAAGAAACAATGGGAGCATTGAAAGATATTGCATGATAAGACGAGCCACAGTTTTAGATATATCTGCATTAATTGTAATGCTAGATACAATGCACAAGGAGACAGAAATTAAAGTGCCAAAAATTAACTCTATGAAACTGATAAATAAAATCAACGAGTTAGTTCATAATGGGTTGGTTTTTGTATCGGTAAAAGATAATAAGATACAAGGTTCTATTGCAGGGCAAATCTGTGCAGATTGGTGGAGTGAAGAAAAATACATTGGTGATGTTTGGTTTTATGTATTTAAAGACCAAAGAAAAAGTGATGTAGCAAAAAAATTATTACAAACCTATATTAAAACAGCAAAAGATGCTAATATGAAACTTAGATTAGGACATATCTTTTCTGGTGATATAGAAAGAAAAGATAACTTGTATAAAAGATTGGGTTTTGTTAATGCAGGCTCAATATATGTGGAGGCCTAAATGGGTTCAATTTGTACCAATCAACCAATTCAATTACCAGACTATAAAGAAACAGTAACAGGCACAACCTTACCCGGATATGTTGCCGCTGGTGGTAAAGAATTATATGAGCAGGCAAGAGAACTTTCAAAATCACCATTTCCACAATTTCAAGGCGATAGAATAGCTACTTATGGCACAGATGCCGAGGGAAATCCCCTTAGAATGACTGAAACCGAAAGGGCAGGTTTAGGTTTATTAGGGAGTGGCAGTGAATTATCACAACAACTTATAGAAGATGCATCAGCAAAAGCAGGTACACTCGGTGGTGGATTTCAAGCAGGTACATTTACACCAACCTCTGCAGAAAATTTAATTGGTGAAGAATTTGATGCACCAACATTTGATAGAGAATTTAATTTTGGCGATTTTGATGCAGATAGAGCAAGAGAATATCAAGATGTATTTCAAACATCTATAGACCCAGCGATAGAAGAATTAAATAGACAAAGAGAATTAAGGCAAAGACAAAATGCCTCAGATGCAATTAGGGCAGGAGCATTTGGTGGTTCTCGTCTTGGTATACGAGAAGCGATGACAGATGCAGAAATAGCCAGAGCAGGGTCAGATTTAAGAAGGCAAGCAGGTAGAGATGCTTTGCAATTTGCATCACAAAGATTTGATACAGACAGGGCATTTGGTGCAGGACGATTTGATGTAGATAGAAGAAATTTTGAGGCAGATAGAGCCTTTGGTGCAAGTAGAGCAGATGCTGAAAGGCAAGCCAGATTTGCAGGTGAAGGTGAAAGACGTGCTGGTTTTACAACTGGTGAACAGGCAAGATTGGCAGGGTTTGAAACAGACGAGGCTAGTAGACTGAGAGCAGCAGAAACATTAAGTGCATTGGCACCATTAGCACAAGGTTTGCAAGAACAAACAGCATCAGGAATGATTACCGCAGGTCAGGCTGAAAGAGAATTAGACCAAAGAGCATTAGATTTAGCATATCAAGATTATTTGGCTCAAAAACAATATCCATTTGAAATGTTGAATTTTGCCTTAGGTGCTTTACAAGGTGTCCCTTATGAAACACTTACTAGAGCAACTGCAACTGGAAGCCAGTATATGCAACAACCAAGTATATATGGTCAAACACTTGGTGGCTTAGGTTCACTGGCAAGTCTTTATGCTTTAAGTAGGAGATAAGAATGACCGCAGAAGAACTAATAAAAGCATTAGGAGCGGCAAATCAACAAAGCCTACAAGGTGGTGCATTAGGCGGATTGATAGATAGACTGGCACCAGCAAGAGAACCAATAGACCCTGCATTATTAGCATTAATTGGTTTTTCAGAAATGGGAGCACAAGCAAGCAGACCCGGAGCAACAGCATTTGGTGCAGGTAGTCAAGCATTAAGTACAGTTGCCAAAACATATCTTCAAGATAAAAGAGACCAAGAAAAAGCCGATTTATCAAGAGCATCAACTGCTATATCTTTGGCATCACAATTAGGTAAACCAAAGACAGAAAAGCTATATTCTTTTACAAAACCAACAACAATAGATGGTGTAGAGTATAAAAAAGGCGATACAAAATTTTTCACGATGAAAGAATTAAATGATTTAGACCCATCAGTCAAAGGCAATATTGTTACCTATTCACCACCAAAAGAGTCAGAAATAAAAACATATGTAGGTCAATTTGATGGAAACCTTTATTACAAAACAGGACCGAATAAAGGTAAAAGAGTAGAAGATAATAGTGGTAATTTTATAAATTATGATGAAAAAGAAGAATCAAGTATTGGTAAAGGTTCTTCAAAGGTTAATATTTTCGATAAGACAGAAGATAAGATAACAGAAGAAAATGTTTTCCAACCTCTTAATCTAAAACAAAAAGAAGAATTTGTTAAAATAAAAGATAAATACCAAAGTAAACAATTTGTTAAAGATTATAACGATAAATTGGGTCATATGGATAATGTCTTTACAGCATATAACCAAGTCTATGAATTAGATAGACCGGGAGCAGGCGATTTAGCTCTTATATTTAGTTTTATGAAAATGTTAGACCCTCGTTCTGTTGTTAGAGAAGGTGAGTTTGAGGTTGCTAAAAAAGTTGGTGGGCCTGCAGATTTCTTAGTTCAAACAGCCAACTATATTAAAAATGGTGGTATATTATCAGATTTAACACGACGTTCCTTTAGAGATTTGGCATATGCACAATTTAAAAATGCCGTTACAAATCTCAATACACAAAACCAAGAAGAAATAAAGGTTGGTAATATCTTAGGTTTGAAAGAAAATGTTATTAAAACCTATCTAAAAACACCAAAGCAGTATGAATTTGCGACAGATACATATAAAATTATCTTACCAAAGAAAACAACAAAAGACGGATTAGAAAAGTTTTTCCTAGAAAACAATTATTCTATAGATGATATCGAATATATGCTTGGTGGAGAAAATGTTAAAGATAATGAATCATTAAAAACTAATATATTAGATATATTAAGAGATGTAAAAAATAAACGTATCATTCTAAAACCAAAAATAAGGTAAAGATATGAGCAAAGTAGATGAACAATTAAAAGATATACTTCAAGAGCTTAGAAATGACGAGCTTGAAAATAAAGAAGCAGGTTTAACT